CAAGAATCTTAAATTTCAAACTCTATTAGATTCAGTAGCAGAAAGAAGTGTTAGTGAAGTATTTAAACCTATCACGACTAACCCACAGTTAGAAAGTTGGTGGGCAGTACATGCTTTCCAAGAAGATATTCATACTCAATCATATGCAGAAATCATTAAAGCTTTACCTTTAAATTCAACTAATGAATTTGATGATATTATGGTTAATGATAATATCCTTAAAAGAGGTAGAATGCTTACTGATATGTTTAATGAGATTTATGAATACAATGCAAGAAGAGTGTTAGTAGGTCATGTAGAGTATGATGAGGAATACCATAAAATGTTATTAGTTAAAGCATTATATACCTTAAACATATTAGAAGGTGGAATGTTTCAATCATCATTCGTAACTACTTATGCGTTTAGTGAAAACAGTATGATGGAATCTTCAGCTAAAACTATAGGTAAAATTCATATGGACGAATCTAACCATTTAGCTGTAACAGTTTATTTACTCAATAGACTTAAAAAAGATCCTGAATATATTCAGATATTTAAAGATCTAGAACCTTGGATTTATTCAGTTTATAGTCTAGCTAGAGAATTAGATTATATGTGGGTTGATTACCTATTCCCTAAAGATAAAGTGATTAATCTATTAGGTTTAAATGATAAGATACTAAAAAGATATATTGATTATAATATGTATAAACTAATGAATTCTTTAGGTTTAAATCCTTTAACTGATAAGATAACTAATCCTTGTACTTGGGTTAGTAAGTATGTAAATACATCTAATTTACAAGTAGCTTTAAATGAATCAGATGGTGTAAATTACTTATTAGGTAAACTAAATAAAGATATTCCTGAAGATTTTAAAGAAAGGTTAAAATATGGAGAATAATACATACGTAGTAGCTTTATCAGGATTAGGTGAAATAAGACTATATAAAACAGAAGACAAATACTTAAATGCTTTATTAGAAGGACTAGAGTGTGAAGGTTTAATGTTTATGGTAATTGATAAAGAAAAGTATATTAAAGATGATATGCTATGTTTAAATGTATATGAAGTATATGAAGGAGAAAAGAATGAATAAAACTACAGAGGAATTGCTAGAAGAGAGAGGAAAGAGATATGGTTCTTTCTCTTCATTTGCAGAAATAAGTCAAGAGATTAAAAGTAAAGTCTATACAGATTTAAAATTAGATAAAGAAAAAAGAGAAGCTAATATGATTATTATGGAAGGATTAGATATGGTTGTCCATAAACTAGCTAGGATTTTAAATGGTGATCCATATTATTTAGATTCATGGAGAGATTTATCAGCATATGCAAAACTAGTTTGCGATGAGCTAGAAAAGACTGAAAATGTAACTGATGTTAAGACAATTCAAATTATAAGAAAAAACGGAGAATGGGTTGAAGGTAGCAGTGATGAGAATTTACGCAATAGTTAGAATATCTAAAATGTTAGATATAGATATTATGTTTGTAGGATCTTATAACGCTTGTATAGACTATTTAGATTTATTAAGTAAAGATGAGAAATACGATCCTTATAACGAGTATGAACATAAGATAGAAGAAGCTAAAAGATATAAAATAGTTATAGAAGGAATATAATATGAATAAACAAGAAATGATTAACCAGTTAAGAGATATAGCAGATACTATGGAAGAAAATGATTATGTTTGTAATGCAGTGGATTTAAGACAAATCGCAGATAGTCTACAGACTAAACCAGATCCTATTAGGGACATAGTTAAGTTAAACGAAGAAAGATACGGTTTAAGTTTTAATCCTACTCAAGCATACAATAAGCTACACGAAGAATTAGAAGAGTTTAAAGAAGCTGACTTAAATAACGATAATACGGAAATGTTAGATGCATTAGCTGATATTATAGTTATTGCTGTTGGAGAGGTTAGAAAAATGGGATATAATCCTAAATGTACTTTAAATGAAGTGGTTAAAGAGATCAGCTCAAGACAACAAGACCCAATTCAAAAAGATAGATGGTTGAATGCACTTAAACAACCTGGAGAAAAATGGTTAAAAGATAAAAGTCAGGATAAGTCAAAACTATATAAAGCAGATTTCAATAAAGCAAGGATAAAGTAATGGAAACTAAAACTATAGCAGAAGAGTTACTAAGTAAAGTATTTGCTTTATTTGAAGCTCCTGCTGCTCCTAATGGAGTGAATGTATCTAATGATATGATTGCTGGAGTATTTTTACAAGGATTATTATCATCTAAAGTTTATAAATTTAAAGACTTAGAAACCAAAAAAGAAGATATAATAGAAACACTAAAAGATATAAAGAAATGTAGTGGAGACATATTAAAGGAGTTACATGGCTAGTATTAGGCAAGGATTAGCTATAGATGCTAGGAAGTTTGTAAACAATGCAACTCCTACTCCTTTCTATGATGTAGAAGGTAATAAGCATCTATTATTTAAGAATAAGGATTTCACAGGTTATAAACAAACTGATAGTAATTCAGTACATGTTATCTGGAAACGTGTTAAAGGGTTATCAGTTACAGTACAAATACACCACAGTACTATACGTAAGTTAGAAAAACTAGGTTTAATAGAACCTAAAGGATAAGATATGCTTTCAGATTTAAAATTATTTAATGTAAGATTTACAACACACCAATTAAATACTATAAATAAGTTTATACATAAAGTGAATAAAGCTATACCGTTTAATTCGAGTATAGTAATGTTAAAACTAGTAGAACTTCAAATACCTATTGACAAGTATAATACATACGATAAGTATATTTATACCTTATCATCAATACTTAAAGATGTGTTTAAAGACATTACTATCGGTAGAATTAAAGGTACGATGGTAGAAGGTAAAAGTCTATATCAGCCTGGGTTTTATAATAAATGGTTAAGATCTTTAGATTTAGATTTAATGGAACATAATACTACTTTTATTAAGGTACCGACAATCTTAGTTAAAAGTGCTAAAGAGTCTGATTCTATTGATTATCTAGTTAAAGATTACTTGAGGTTTATAGAAAATGATAATACAATCAACTCTTGAAAACTACCAAAGTATTAGAAGTGAATTAGATTACTGGATACATTATAACTGTGGGGTATTTAAAGCTAAAAATAGATCTTGCCCGTTAAGTACATTCAATAAAGAAGATCTTATATGGACATCTAAAGATATATTTCCAAAACCTTTAGATAGTGAAATATTTTTAAACGATAAAGTAATCCATATTAAAGCAACTAATGAATATTATTTATTTCTTAATGGTTTTAATAAAGAGATTGTAAGAAAATGGATAAAAGCTCAAGTTAGAAATAAAGAGTATTTAGACGATTATGTAAAATATAACTATCAAACCACATTAAATAGATTAAACAAATATGATCTATTTGAAATCATACTAGATTATATATAAAAATATAGTGAAAAAGGAAAAAGAATGAGTGTAAGTTTACTATACGCAAGTCCTCTATGGCTTATTAGCAATGGGATTAGACAAAGTCATGATACTACTGATAAGGCTGATAGTTATTGGTTAGATGGTATGGGTACAGAATGTCCATATTGTGGTTCAGATGAACTGGAAGAATCAGTTAGTCAATATGCATGTAATGTAACAAGTATATGTAGAACTTGTGGAGCTAATCTGCAAATGCATGTAGGAGAAAAGGATTATAACTTAATTAAAAGAGTAGGTTTTAAATTCAAACATGAGAGTGTGCTAGAGCATAGTCTTATTGTTTATGAATTTGAAGCAAGTAGAGCTTTATTACAAGAATTAAGTCGTTCAAGAATAGGAGTTAGTCCTACTATTAAATCTACAAGATATACTCTTAAAGAATTAAAAAAAGAAAAACCTTTTACATGGATTGAAGGTAGGGAAAAACTATACAAGAGAGCTGCCAAGTACTTGTATATGGTTAAAGACGATAACAATACAATTTACAATGCTGTAAACTATGCAAGTATTAAAGCGTTAGAAAATCTAAGAAAACTAGTAGTATCAGGTTTTAGTAACGATAAGTTAAAATATGCTTTACCTGAAGCTTATAAGTTTAAAGGTCAAGTTAGTTTTAATCTAAGGAGTCTTATGCATTTATTAACATTAAGATTACCTAAAGATGCTTTATTAGAGTTTAGAACTCTAGCATTAGATACATTATCTGTTTTACCTGATGATTATAGGGATTTACTTAGACAAAACGATCAACTAAAAGAACTAGAAGATTCTTTACGTATGCAATTAACAGGTATGGTAGATAACCTACCTAAAATGTATACTGTAGAAACAGACGGTTTTAACTAAAGGAGTTATATGAAATTAAAACATTTTAAATTAGAAGAATTTGCTTGTCCCTGTTGTGGACAGTGTAACATGAATGAGGAACTATTAGGTAGACTAGATGAAGCAAGAGGTATAGCTAATGTACCTTTCCATATCAATAGTGGATATAGATGTAAAGAACATAATAAATCTGTAGGAGGTTCTCCTAACTCATCACACCTAAAAGGTTTAGCTGTAGACATTAAAACGCATAACAGTAGAGACAGATTCCGTATTCTAGAAGCATTACTAGCTGTAGGATTCAATAGGTTAGGGATAGGAAGACACTTTATTCATACTGATATAGACAAAGATAAGGTACGAGAAGTTATATGGGATTACTATGAGAAACATTGATTTTGAATACCATTATGCTACCTCTGATGAGGTGTATGATGCTATATACCAGACAGATGAAGTATACAACGTATTCTCATATATGTTTTTAAAGGGTAAAGAAACAGTTACTATAGAATACGGTATACCTAAATTCTATGATGATGGATCTGATTATGTACTTGAAACTAAAGGTACATTATACGTTAGCTTAGATGATATTGCTAAAGAATGTGATATTGTTGAATTGCTTAAACAGTTTATTAAAGATAAACGTTGTAAATTAAAGGAGTAGCATGGAACTAAAAGAATTGCAGAATAAGATTACAGAGATTTCTAATTATATTGTAAAGTTAGAAGACGAATTAAAAAATAAATATGCTCATACACCAGCTGTAGCTTATGAGATTAGATTAGATATAGATAATTGTACTAAAGAGTTAGTAAAACTAAGAGGTAAGTTTGATAGATTGGTAGAGGAAAGTAATGAGTAGGGTATTTACACTACTTAAAGCTGTATCTATTACCATATTTATTATGATAACACTTATAGTTATGTTTTACTCTTCTTACCTACTTCTACCTATCTCTATTGCAGCAATCATATTTATAGTTACGTATATATCACTAAAAGAATCCTCTTATTATTAAAGAGGATTTAATTTAGTCGGTATAACTGCATTTATGTTTACTAAATCGAATGGGTTATTTACGAGTTCGTATTTACTAAATATATTACTGTTAAATATAGATTGATCTTCTATACCTAAAGCATTATAAGTAATCTCTCCTATACCGAATGATAATAATCTATTTTTTACCATATTATAAACTACTTTCTGTATTCTCATCCAATAAGCTGGAAACATTAAAACACCGTAATCAGATAGAACTTTTACTTCTATAGGCATTTCTTCTTTATAATCAGGGAATGCTTGTATGACTTTAACTACTGCTTCTTTATGGTCTATTCCTACATCTCTTAAATGCCTATAGTAAGTTTCTTTAGCTACAATATCTGATAGGTCATTCATCATTACACCTGTTTTTACAATTTCCGATTTAGGAGATAGAATGAATTGTTGTACATAAGATACTATATCATCTTCTTTCTTGTACTTAGCTATATGTTCCATAGCAGTTTTTAGTCTTTCTTCGAATATCTTAGTACTCTCAAGTTTACCTAAAGGTTTAGCTATCCCTCCTAATACGTCTTCTAAGTTATAACCGAATTTAGCTAACTTCATTATACCTTTAGCAACTAAAGTATTATTACCATTCTTATCTAATAACAGCTTTTGTAATACTGTTTCAATATCAGCTTGTAACCCTGATATAGTTTCTGTATATGAGTTGTTAATTACATCTGAACTAATAGAGTTAATAAACCCATTCTTAACTGCATTAGCCATAGGGTGGTTGTCGAAAGTATCTCTAGCTTTCAAATACTCTTTCTCTGCTCTTCTAATCTCTTCCGTAGTAAATCCACTAGACTCTTTTAATATATTGTACTTATATCTTTTAAGTACCATATCTAATCTTACTTCATCTAATGTTCCCATCTCTTTCATAATTTTATGACCATATTGAGCTATTTTAGTTACAGGTACTCCCATAGTTGCTAAATATTCATTATTAGAAATGATATCAGCTCCAATCTTTTTAGGGTTAGCTATAACCATACCTAACTTAGCACTAGATACAATATGTTTAAATACTTTACTAGCAATTCTTAATTTTTCAGATTTAAAAATACTATCCTGTCTTTCTCCTAACAACCAATAACTTATGTCTTTTCTAACTAATGTTACATTCTCATTAAAGTTTTGTACATTAGATAACACTTTAGGTTTAAGAATATATTTTTGTTTTATTTCCTTAGGTAAATCTTCGTAATGTAGATCTACACCTAATTTTATAAAGTAAGGATGATCTACATCTTGTGCTTTTATTAAGTTTAATAAAGTATTAAGTCTAGGGTCATTAGTAGAGTCTATTTTCATTGTTAAAGATTCTTCTAATAATCTATCTCTAATAACTATAGTATCATTAGCTACTGCCATATGTTGTGTAGATCTAATAACTACATCTTTAGCATCAGTCATATAACCTAAAGTAGCCTCTTCTTCCTCTGTTAGTACTAACTTAAATTTTCTTTCTTTCTTAGACTCTCTGTTAATTGTAACTATATTATTAGTTTTTAGATTATGTTTATACTTCATTACGATATGGTCAGGTACGTAAATATCTTGTTGGTTGTATCTAACATCTGTTCCGATACCTTTAGTGGTTACATCGTCATAAACTTTTCTATATATAATTCCTACAGTACTATCTGTAGGTTTTCTTAATACCTTCCATCCATTCTCCTCTACCAAGTCGTAATTATCTAACTCATCTCTAGTTATGACTTTAGTTTCTATTTTCTCTTTAGCTACTTTTCTATTAAAAGTCTGATGTACATATCTTAATGATTTAGTATTACCTCTATTATTATGTACTTTATGTGTATACGATCTTAAAGCTAGTACATTATCAGATAAGATATTTTTTAGGTCTTTATGCTCTAGTAATTGTTTTATATCCTCAGTAGTAGTCTTTTCTTTCTCAGCTAGTTTCTTAATACTTAGTAAAGTAACTACTGCTTCTGCATTATGGTTATCACCAAATACTTCATATGTATTGTATACTAAATTTTTACCTACTCTCTTATTTACTACTACTTCGGCTATTTCATCTAACAATTCAAACTCTCTTTTACTAAAGTCATTAGAGTATATATCTAAAGCTTCTTTTATAGATTTGTTTCTGACATTTATAGGTAGATCGTAATAACTATGTAAAGGTACTCTACTAACTGTTTTGTCTAATAAATTCTTTTCTTTCTTAGAAAGATCCTTAGTAGCTTCTTCAAATCTAATCATACCTTCATCGATCATCCTACTACTATCCTCTATAATATTCTGGTATAGAGATAATAACTCATTTTTAGTTTTACTATTAGCTAAAGGTTTAATATTCGTATAATGTAATATCTTCTGTAAAGGAGTATTTTCTTCATATAACTCCATTACTTTATCGAAAGCTGTAGCATATATAGGAAAACTCTTTTTAAGTTTCTTATGTAATTCTTTTAAAGCTTTGGTACTTAATGCTTCTCCTCTATCCATTAAAGCTGCTCTAATGGCTTCATTTGCTCTAATAATAGTAGCTTGTTCTATTTTATCATCTACTCTCTTTTCTGGTGTATAGTTCTGATGATCATCCTTATAGATTTCATCTACCTTCTTATTCTTATACATAACATTACCGTTAGATGTTTTAGAATTTATAGCTCTATGTAAGAATCCTTTATTTATAGTAGAAGATACAGATTTAGCTAACAAATCAGGACTAAGGTTAAACACTACCTCTCCATCTTTAGTTTTAAATGTTATATCTTTTTTATATTTACTACTTTCAGTATAGTTTTTAAAATCTCCTCTCATAAAAGCTTTTAACACTACTCTTAATCTAAATGCGATATTAGTTAAATAAGTTACAAGCCTATCTCCTAATCTCTTCTTATTACTTTTTTCTGAATGTTTAGTTAATTGGTTATTTACTTTATCTCTAAAATCTTTATCTGTTGTATATAAAGTAACAAATTCGTTGATTTGATCTCGTGTTTTCTCATAAGACTTAATGTGTTGCATTCTACTATCATCATTCATTGTCTTAGATAATAAATCTAAAGTAGCTGTAATATGGTTTAAGTTTATATCTTTACTATCTTTAGTATATCCTGAATCATAAAAGTTAGTTTTAGTAGCTCTTTCATTTATATACCCACTCACTATTGCATGTGTAATCTCATGTTCTATTACTTCTTTAGTTAATAACCTTTCATCTTTTACATATATAGTATCTGTTATAGGATCGTATTTGGCATCTTCTTTCATATTAGGATTTATCTTAATGTTAGGTAATAAGTTGTTATTCATTACTTGTTTTATTAAAGGAGATGTATTTGCTAGCTTTTCAATAAACTTAGTAGGTTTACCTTTACTATTTACCGTTTGTTTTGTTTTGGTTTTCTTAGGTTCTGTTTTTACTTCAAACCCAAATAGGTAGCTACTATTCTCATCAAACATAGAATTAACTAATGTTTGTTTTTGTGTTTTACCTTCTGCTATTTCCTGTTTAATACTTTCAATAAAAGTTTTAGCAGCTTCTAAGTTTTCTTTATCTTTTTCATCTAATTTTCTATCTTCTATTTCAGCTACCATTAATTCCATAGATCTAAGTAGTTCTTCTTTAGTGTCATAATCCAATAGTACTTCTTTAGTAGCTTTTATATACTCTTCTTGGAATATAGCTGCTATCTTAGGATCAGCAATTACTGCATCTTGAATACCATATATATTAAAATCTTTACCTACTCTTTTCTTAGTAGCTATTGTTGCTTTAGCCAGTATAGCCTCATCTGTACTGTGTGTAGTCAATGTACCGAATGTAGTAAATAGAGGTACTTCTTCTACTCTCATTACTTGATATGGATTACCGTTCTCATCAATAACCTCTTCTATAACATTATTTCTTTTCATTAAAGGAATACCATATTGCATTAAATCTTTAAAATCTGTTTTTCTTCTCCCGTTATTAAATTCTATTGCTGTTAAAGCAGGTAGTATTTTTAAGGGTATATTGAATTTAGTAGATAAGTTTTTAGCTACATCAAACATAGCTTTAGTTCTTTCATCAAATGACTCAAAGTATTTACCTTTAGCTTCTTCTTCAATAATAGAATATAAGATCTCAGGAATATGTCCTTTAGATTTTAAAACTTTAATAAGTTTACGTTTTAGTGCTGAGTCTTCTAAAGGATTATAATTTTCAGGTAGATGTTCATCTTCTAGTAGTTTAGCTACATATTTATTTGCTTTCTTTCTACTTTCTGTATCTCCTCTATCTAAAGCTGTAATTAGAGCATCTGCTATATCTTTAGCTATTGAACTTCTAGCTCCTGATTTTGATTGTTGATATATAAGAGATACTGTAGGTATTTTAGCTATATCTCTTAAATTTCTAAATATACCACTATCTAATAAGTCTTTTAACTTCTCTTTCTTGCTTTCAATATCTGTATCTTCATTAAGATCACTGTCTATTTCATCTAGGAAATCTAATTCTGTATTTGATTTAGCTTCACTGTTTAATATCTTTTTAATGCCTTCTTCTGCTAATTGATAAGGATCTCTCACTATTTTAGTATCTTTATCTCTTTTAAATATACCTAAACCTTTAGCTAACTCTATCAATGCTGCTCTCTGTTCTGGGTTAGCTGTATTTAACTTCTGTACAATCATAATAGAAAACCCACTAGCTGTAGCATCTGGTTCCACATTAAATGTTGTATTGATTATACTTTTATCTTTAACTTTTACTAAGTCTGCTACACCTATAAGTGCTTTATATACTTCAGTAGGTACTTGTCCTTTAAATGCTTTACCTGTATTTATTAATCTAGCTATCTTATCTAATAAAGCTCTCTCTGTAGCCTTCTCCTCTACTATAGCATTAACAAAACCTTTGATATAAAATATATCATCTTTAGTATTCTTATCTAAATCTTTAATAGTGTTTACTAATTCTGTTATAGCTTGTCCTGTAGTTTGGTCATCTTTAGCTATACTTAGTACTTCATCTATACCTGCATACATAACTTGTTCTGCAATACTTCCCTTTTCTACCATTACAGGATCTCCTAATCTAATAGCTCCTCTAACAAACTTTTCTAATTGAGCGTTAAGAAAACTGTTTAAATCATGCAATCTAGCATTTCTTACAAATGCATATGTAGGAAACCATTTAATCTCTTCAGGATAACTACCCTCTTCTAATTTTTGATCTATTAACCAGTTAACTGCAGATTCTACAGGACTCATCATAGATATGTTTTGACCTAATGTAGACGTCTTGTTAGCTTTACTGTGTGTATCATGTAAACCTAATACTTTAGCTATATTAGTAACTTCGGGTAAGTTAGATTCTCTAATGAATGTACTAAAAGGTTTATCCATATTGTTTTCATATTCTCTAGCTAATGTTAATAGCATATCAGTAAAAGATTTATCTAACTTAAGATCTACTGTTTCCATAATATCTCTAAATAATTTATTAAGATCTGTTACCTTCATATAGTCACCCTTAGCTAATTCTTTAGCTGTAGGTTTTTCTTTAGGAGGATAAGTAACTAAAGTCTCTCTAACTAATCTACTTAGTGGGTTTATAGTACTATTAAGTGCAGTATATAACTTATTACTCATTAATTCATTATAACCTTTAAATAAGGCTTTTTTGAAATCTGTTATTTCTCCAGCATTAAACATTGATCTGTCTAATACTAAAGATACTGAAGGCATATTAGTTACACTTATTTTACCTTTAGTTTCTTCAGAATAGAAATCATTTACTGCAGGTAATTCTCCAGTTTTTAATATTCCCTGTCTTTCTAATCTTTCTATCTGTTCTATACCCATCTTATAATATAACATTTCTCTATAAGCAGCTTCCTCTTTACTTAGTTTACCGTTCTCTTTAGTTGCTATTCCTTGAGCATATGCTATCTCTCTACCTATTACAGTAGCTAATCTAGCTAAAGGGATGTTTACAGTACCTGTTTCTTTATTTACAATACTGTTTACATCTAAACCTTCTCTATCTATTTTAGCCAACTCACTACTTATACTGTCTATTATGTGTTTCATAGTAATAATATTTTCTTTTACGTTAATATCATTACTGAATAGGTCATAAAAACTTTCATCTAAAGCTTCTCTACTACCTTCCCAGAATAGTCTTTTCATCCTAACTTTGGTCATATTATCTAGTACAGTAGGTATAGAAGCTATTTCATATCCTACCTTATTTTTTATATCTTTAACTAATGTTGTAATGTCTTCTGCTTTTATATCCCATATAGAAAATTTAGGTCTTCTATGTAACATTTCAGCTAATATTTCTTTAGTAGCTTCTTTATCGATTGTAGTAAAATACTTTTCAAACTCTTCTTTAGTTATGCAACTCATTTAATCTCCTTAACAGATCATACCTGCTTTATCTAGTCTTTTAAAAATTTCTGCTAATGTCTTCTTATCTGCTTTCTCATTTAGTATCGTATATTCCATTGCAGTGCCTTTATCCTCTTCTGCCTTAGTACTATTTTCAAACTCATATTTTATAGTCTTAGCAACTTCTTTGGCTTGTCTAATTATATCATTTAAACCTACTTGAGTATTTCTACTACTTAAATCTAATAATTTAATATTGGAATCTAATAGTGATAGTTCTTTTTCTGTAGGTAGTTTTAAGTTAGATATATCTTTATCTTTTAAAAAATTAACTAAAGATTTAAGACTCTTTAATTGTCCTTTAACAGCTTTTAATACTTCTGTATCTATTACATGTGTTTTATTAGTATTATTCAATAGAGCCTGGTATTGTCTATTTACATGACTAGTAAGTCTTGTATAGAAATCTTTACTATTCTTAAACTTAGTCTCTCCTATAAAAGCAGATAGTAAAGGATCAGATATTAAGTTATTTAACATACTAGGTTTATTAGCTATTAAGTCAGTTATGTAATCTGTTAATAGATCTATTTCTTTATCTGTTAGATTACTTTGTTTTTTGATTAACGTATTTCTAATGTTATCTTTGGTTAACGACTTATCTATTTCACCTTTACCTACTAATTTATCGTAAAGTTTTCCTATATTATCTATATTCTCAAAAGCTTCTAATGCTTCTCTTTTTTCAGGTAATACATTACTTAAATTTTCAAGTGCTTCAGCTATAAAATAGTCTTTTCTATTTTGTTCAGGTTCTTTATTTGCAACCTCTAAAGCTTTATTTAAAATATCAATAACTTCTTTGGCTTTCTTACCATCTAGGTCTATGTCTTCGTTAATAACAGTTTTTACTGCTTCTTGAGCAGTTCGTTGAATATCTGTAGCATCTTTTAAATCTATTTCTGATTTTGAAGTATCTGCATAAGCTTCTATAGTATTTTCGAATATTTCTTTATTAGGTACTTCTTTACTACTACCTTCTGCTATTTTAGCGAATGTCTGTTTAACGATAGTCTGTTTTAAAGGGTTAACTTCTTCTTGTAAGGAATTCTCTCCTTTATATACTTCAGGACTAGTTTTAACATCACCAAAGTCAATATTCTCATCTGTCAATGTTTCATTCTTCTTACCGAATAAAGTATTATATGCATCTATCTTAGTTTCTAAAGCTTTATTTACTACACTCTTTACTTTCTTTAATTGTTCTTCATTATTCTCATTTACTTTAGTATTATCTAGAGATTCTTTTAAGGCTATTAGTTTATCTAAAGAAAGGTTACTGGCTAACTCTTTAGTTTTATCTTTAGATTCCCCCATCAAGTTATGTACTATTGTAGTGTTAGGTGTATTATTATGTACCTTTACACCATTTAATGTAACTGGTTTAGTTTTAGTCTTACCCAGGTATATAGGTCTATTTAACCCGTTGATCTGTACTATTGCTTGATTATTATTAAATACAGCTTTATCTAACAAACTCACTATAGTCGTTTTAACTTCATTCTGCTCTTTCTCTGTAAGGGGAGTGTCTATAACAGACTCTATTTGTTTAGATGTTATTATGTCATTGTATTTAATAGCTGCTTGTTCTAATGTATCTAAAAATGAATACGTTAGATCTTCATTATTAGTTAGACTGTCTATGTCTTTAGCATAAGTATCTACAGTGTTCTTAATAAGGTTTATACTACTCTCAGATACTTTCTCTTTAAGTAATTCCTCTATATCCACTTTACTGTTACTTTTCTTTATTATATGTTCTAGTAACTGTTTAGTGTCAGGACTTATTACTTCCCCTACAGTCTTATCGCTATTATCTTCTATATTAAACTCTTCAAGTTTACTTTTTAATTCATTAGTAAATGTTTTAGTTTCTTCTACAGTTTTACCTTCAAGGTTTATATGATTTAATAGAGACTGTTTTAAAGTTGCTATTTTTCCTTCGTCTAAGTTAGAAGCTTTTACAGCTTTTACAGTGTCTTGAAAAAGAGCTGACTTGTCAGGATGTTCTTTACTTAATTCATCTAATGTTTTAGTTAAGTCTTTAGACTTTAATATCCTATCATAGATTGTTCTATTCTGTTTATTAGTTTCCCTTAAAGCTCCAACAGCTATCTTATTATGTTCATTTTTAACATTAAGATGATCGTTATCTACAACCCTAGCTGCATTAGTCATTCGATATTTTCTTATAGTGTAATTTGTTACATCTTTAACTAAAGACATAGTACCTAATACAGATTTTACTGTAGCACTTGGTGCTATACCCGTTGCATGTAATGTACCTGCTCCAGCTGCTGCTGAACCTGCATTTCCAGCTATCTCTTTTAATGCTTCTCCTGTAAGTGCAGCAAATGAGTCATTACCATTTTTTACATTGTAGTCATGCCATTCTTGTAAGAACTCCTGAGTGTATTCTCCTGCTGCTGAAGCAGTCATCTTTGTAAAAGGTTTTACTATATTAGTAGCTGCTATACCAGTCAACCCTACTGCTTTTACTATAGCAGGTTGTTTACTAGCTAGAACATTTAACTGCTTAAATAAAGTATCTTTACTACCAGTAAACATAGCACTCTTTAAAACATCTTTAGTACCTGCTTTCAGTAGATCGAAATCAGCTCCACTAATAATAGAGTCAATAGCAAAGTATTGTAATTTAGTTTTCATATCTAAATCTTTACCTGTTATCTTCTTATACTCTTCATTAGCTTCATTAGTATGCATAAATCCTAAGATCCAACCTTTAGAAGCTGCACTATCAACTAATTTAACTCCTCCTTTAACACCCTTTAAACTGAAACTAGCTGCATCTTTAGCTATTTTATTCATTACACTATCTGTAGTAGCTTTCTTTAATAGAGCCTTACTAGCAAGGCTATCTACGAATTTAGTACCTTTAGCTAATTTAGTAGCATAACCAGCTAACTTTACTTCTGGAGTAAGTACCATTGTAGCTATCTCACCTGTACTTTCAGCCAAAGCAGTAAAAGGGCTTTCTATACCGTGAGTAAATCCTTTTACAGAACTGTCTATAAATCCTGTAGAGTTTTTACTTAATTCAGCACTTTCTCTATTGTACTTATTTATCCAGAATTTATCTACATTCCATCTTTCATTTAAAGTCTTTTCTAACTTATCATTCTTATCTAAGATATAATCCCCAGCAATATCAAAATGTTCTTCTACATTCTTAGATAAGGTTAAAGCACCAGCTAAAGCACCTAATCCTTTCTCTACATATCCTGCTAGCTCTCCTGGAATCTTAGCTACTGATATAGCAGCTCTTTTACCTACATTAGCCCAATCTTCTTTTTTAGCGTCTTTATAGTTAGTTTCTCTAGTATTGATACCTTCTATTTCTTGATCTAATATTCCTTCATTTATCTTATAAGGATCCACATTAGCTGCATTAACTTGTTCTAAATTACTTTTCTCTCTAGCTATGATACTATACTCATAGTAAGCTTTAGCTAAATCTAAGTGTTTATTTGCTTCTTCTGGATTATCATCATAAGCTTTAGTTATATCTCTTACATCTTTCTTATAAGCTTCTTCAATAGGGTCTATAACTTTTACACTATCATTTAGTTTATTCATATAAGTTATAGCCTGTGTATCCATTTTTTCTTTTAATTTAGATACAGTTGTAGGTTGTATTCCGTTTAAATCGATTGTTTTATCCATATCACTCTCCAGAACGTTTATTTAAAGTATTTAGTATAAGCTTTCTTTTATTTTCATTTTTAATACCTAAAACGTTAAGTCCATCATTGATATATTTATACTTAGTAGTAGGATCTTTTAGATTACCTCCATTAGCTCTAATATAAGCTTCTACCAAAAATGCATCTCTATGAGTAGTAGATACGAAATTGCCCTTTGTATTTACATACTCTTTAGGAACTCCTACACCCCCTGTATTAGGATCATATATTAATCCATTATCTACCATAAATTTAACTTTTTGTACATCTCCTTTAAATTTAGAAGTTAACGTACCTATCACATTTTTATAAGCTTTACTATTGATATAGTAATTATCACCTTTACCTAGTCCTTTGTTAAGGAAATTACTGTTATTCTTTACAGGTTTATCTATGTTTTTAGGATCAATACCTAAGTATTCAGTTATAATCTTATAAGCATCTTCATTTGTTTTTGTTATTATATTTGCATTATTTACGTTTACTAAAGTCTTATACCTATCTTCATCCATCATTTCTCCGTTATGCCATACTTTACCTGGTATTTTCTTTATAAAAAGTTCTCCCTTATCATTCCTTTCTACAGTAAAAGCAGGACTACCGTTAGATTTAAGCTCGTCATACTGTTGCTTTTGTCTTTTAAGGTCTCTGTTTGAGATTCTATCTTTCTCTTGTTCTTTTAGTAACTTTTCATACTCTTCTTGCTTCTTTTTAGCTATAGCTGCATTTACATTTGTTGCACCTGTCTGAGCTGCATAGTATCCTGATAAAGCACTAAGTTCTTTTGCTTGAGCATTCTTTGCTTTTACTTCTGCTGCTGTCTTATTATCGTCATTAACAATTTTGTGTTTTATCTGGTTTATAT